CTAAAATAGGTTCAATAAGGTTTATAACTTCCTGGATTTTAATTTTAAGTGCTGGTTCTTTTATTTTATCTATATTTTCTTTTAGTATAGTTGTTATAGCTTCAAATTTAGAATTTAAAAATTCTTTAAGTTTTGGAGCATCCGTTGCACTATTTATATATTCTTTTAATACTTCTTTTTGTTCTGTAGTTAAACCATCAAATTTAGTATTATATTTTTCAAGCATTAATTTATAAGTAAGCGCACGTGTTCCTTTATCTAATTTCATTAAATCTTCAACTAAAGGAGTTAAAGACATTTTAGTATCAGGATTTGAAGTAATATGCTCTAAAATAGTAATTTTTGATGTAATAATAGATTCGGGGTTTGCAAATTTTCTATTATTATGTGATTCTAAAAGAATGTATGTTGATGCTAAAAGTTTATAGCTTTTAATTTTAGCTTGAAAGAAATCAACCATATCAAAGTTTTCCTTTATTTCCTTAATAAGGTTGTATTTCTCTTTTGACAATTGATCCCTATCTAATTTTCTAGATAAATCAAGTACTGTAGATAGTACTGATTCAGCTTTACCTTCTGATAATGATATCGAATTGTTTATTGTCTGGTATAGTTTATTCTCATTAGCTAGCTCACTTTTAGTAAAATATTTTTTTACTAATGATGCTGCTCTAGAATTGCTGTTATTCATAGCATCGGAAGTAATCTTCCTTACTAGAAGTTCAAACAGAATACCAGTATTCTTGTACTTGTTGTGTTTTACTTTCATAAGTAGTGCGCTACTGTCAATAAATATTAAAATTATTCAACTTCCTCACGAATATTATCTTCATCCAAGAGGTTTTCTCCTTCAAATAAATTAACTTTTTGTTTAAACATACCTTTCAACATTTTTTCATTTTGAGCAAATATTGATTTAGTATTTAAATTTTCTAAAGCCACCCCTGTATTAGATAATCCCGGTCTTTCTTCTTCTCCTGATTTTGCTGTCATTCTTTTAGAACCAAGTGGATCTTTACCTAAATTACTATCCTGTGTTCCATAATCGGATGCAGAATCAGCAGGTCTTCCTTGGCCTAATGCATTTTCTGGATATCCAGGATCATTTACTTCATATCCTGTAGGAACACCTTTGCTTCCCGGATACCTTCCGGCACCATATAAAGAAGCTAATGAATGTGGTGTACCATATGCTTCACCTGATTCAGCAGGGTCGTTTCCTTCTGTTTCAATTTGTGCCTCTCTAAATTTACGTTTTTGATCTTCAATGATTAAATCTCTATATTCTTGATATTGATCTTCACTAAAGTGGAAAATATTATCATATATCCAATCTGTAGGCATTAACTTAGTATCCATCATTTGTTGAGCTAGGTCAACTTTTTCTTTTAATAATGCTGTTCTTTCTTGATCATATATAATAGAAGGTGTAGTTAATGATAATTCAAAATTAGTTAATGCAGAATCATCATATCCCTGTGCATATAAATGTACTAAAGCTATTTTAGTTAATTCAGATATTAATATTTTTTGTATTCTTTCAACTGTTCTAGCAAATCTAATATCTTCAGCAGCTAGTGTTGCTTTACCCTCTAAATCAGCTTCATACCCTAAATAAGCTTTTGGAACTTTAAGTGCAGAGAATAATTTATCTCTTAAATAAGTTACATCTTCAATAGCAGCATAATCTAAACCTTTTGTTGTTTCAATTCTAGTAGTAGCATCTCCACCTCTTACAGGAATATAAAAGTCTTCTAATATGTTTTGCATATTGAATTTTAAATTATAATCACCTGTATTTGGATCAACATAAGGAGTTTTTTTCATTTTATTGATCATTCTTTGCATATAAGTTTCTACTTCATTTGGTGGTATATTTCCAACATTTACAAAGAAAGTTCTTTTTTCTGGGGCTCTAACTATTCTATGGATCAACATTGCATCTTCCATTAATGTCATTTGTTTCCAAATTTTTCTTCCCGGTTCAAGATATGATCTACCATAAGGTAAATAATTAAAATCGGACAATAATCTGAAGTGTGCCATTTCGTAATTATCAAAAATTACTTCTTCACCAGTATTTACACCTACTGCAGGTGAAATTTGTTGAAACCCTAATGGGCTTTCAGATACTGAATAACTTGGATCATATTTAAACCTAACATCAGAAGGATTAGCAGGATCGACACCTTCTACTCTCATAATAGTATAAGAAGAAAAAGGTATCACATTAAATACTCCAAATTTTTCTGATATTTCTAATTTTAAATAAAAATCTCCATATTTTAACATATTACGTGTCCAAGACCATAGATTAAATTCTATATTTAATACATCGTAAAATAAGTTATATAATATTTTTTGTATTGTTTCATCAGCCGAACGAATTTGTAGTACTTCGCCCATGTCATTTCTTAAACAGGATTCATCAGATACTATATCTAATGCAGAAGCAACAATAGAATCAGTATCCATTGCCTCATAATCTGTATATAATTGAATTCTAGTAGAAGGATAATTAGCCTGCTTCATTGTGTTATAATTCAGCCCTCCTGTAGTGCTATACAATTTATTAAATCTATCGTATAGTGAGTTTGTTTGTAGTTGTCCTAAAGATTGTATTTGGTTAGAATCAATTACTTTAAGTTGATTCCCTCCAACATTCCTTATTACCACGTCAGTAGAAAATAATCTTCTTAATCTACCAAATAATGAAGTGTCTGCCATTTTTATAGTATATATAATAAATATTAATTAACCCAATAACCAGGAAATGTCCTCTTTATCTCCATGTGGGTTTTCCATTTCGTAAGGATTTTTAACTGTTGTACCACCACTATATATAGTAGGGGCTTGATGATTAGTTGAATGTATTCCACCTAATGCTGCTCTTGCCATATCAACACCTTGTTGTCTAAAATGCAAAGCAGTATCTCTTAAAAACATTCCTATTCCTAATGCCATAGTTAAATCATCGTTATAACCTGATAGTGCTTGTGCTTTACCATTTTTCCACACAAACGTTCTTAGTTCTTCTAATAATCTTTTAGAACGAAGAGTAACAGATTTCTCATGAAGATACGAAACCATTTTGGAGACAACAAGTGGTCTCGTCTTCATTGATGTAGTAAATCCAGGAACCATACCTTGTCCATTTTCAAATCTAGAAAGATATTGGTCTGCATTAGTCATTGATACATCCATTTTAGGAGAATAGTATAAATTTCTATAACCCCTATCTATTAATTGTTGAATTACAGCCCATCCAATATTAGCATTTTCAACTACAAGTAAAGCATCATTATATTCTGTAGCTATAGCAAATAATAAATTACCATAATCTTTTGTTTGTACTTGAGCTTTATATTCAGCTACTTGTGTTGCTTCTTCTATATCAAATATATGGAATGCGGAAAAATCATTCCCATCACCTCTAGCAACATCAGCTACTACTATATAGTCTCTAGAATAGTCTGGTATTTGCCATACCCATAAATTTCCATCTATACCTCTTCTTTCAACAGGCTCTTGTATATAAGTACTTTCATAAAAGTTTAATACATCTGGTTCTATAACAGTATCACCTGAGGTGCTAAAATCACAATCACATTCTTGTGCCGCCATTCTAGGCCCCAGTACTATATCTTGTTCATCTCTCCATTCTTGGTTTCTTTCAGGATGTACTGTCCAAGGTAATCTAATAGGTAAAAATGTATTTTCCCTTGCTTCTGCTTTAGCCCAAGTTGAATGAAACCAGTTACCAGTACCATAAGGTGTAGATAATGCTATACACCCTCCACCAGTAGCTAGTGTTTGTTGAGCTGAAGCAAATATCTCATCAATTCCTTCAATAAATGCAGCCTCATCAATTAATAATAAAGATACTGCTTCTGATCTACCAGCATCAGCACTCGCGGCTACTGCTTTAATTTGAGATCCATTTGCTAAACGTAATGATAATTTATTATGTTCTATTGTTTTTATTTGTAGCCATTTTGGTAATTGATCGTAAGCAAATCTTACTTTAGTTACCATATTTTTAGCAGTTTCTTGTTTAGTAGCTATACATAATACATTTTTATCTTTATGAAATAACATCATCCATAATGAATAAGCCGAACATAAGGTAGATATACCTAACTGTCTGGATTTATTTATTATAGTATAATCTTCATTATTCATGTGAGTAAGAACTTTTTCCTGGAATGGATAAAGATTGAATTTGATTCTACCTCTTTGTGGATGTTGAATTGTATAATATTTTTTCATAAAGTATATGGGATCCTTAGCACACTTTATGAACTCTTCTTTTATTATATGTTTTAAGTTTTCAGCCATTATTGTACTAGTAGTAGTAATATCGCTGCTCCCCCTACCATAGAAGTAATTTGGTAAAATTTTTTAAGACGCCTTTCTTTTTTATATGCCCTTTCTAATTCTTTAGACATATCTTTTGAAGTATCTAATTGTTCATCTTTAGTTGATAACATTGTTCTATATGTTTCAATTTGAGATCTTAAATTAGTATTTAATTCGTTTTGAGTATCAATTTTAGAATTAGTTTCTTTAAGAATTTGTTGTAATGTCTCTATTTCCATGTAAGAGGCATCAAACTTAATTAAATCCTGTATTACTAATTTAGCAACAGGCTTAGTTAATTGTATCCTGACTGTATCTGTAACGGTTTGTGAAAAACCACTCCAGCTCATTAGCATCAAGATCATTAATAGCTTTAATTTTAGCTTCTGTTTCAATTTTAATAACATCAATTTGTCTATTTAAATTATCAATTGTTTTATCATAACTAGATAATTTAGTTTCCAGTTGTTCTTCTATTAATTCCAGACTATCATTCACTTGCTCCAACTCATCTACTTGTTGCTGCAATTCTTCAATTTTATCTCTATACTCGGATAGGTCTATATCTTCTTTTTTATGAATTATGAAGAATATAGCAAGGGTAGTAATACAAAGTAATATAACACTTATTCGGTTCAAACCTTTTTTAAATTATTATACGCTTTTATAGTATCCTGATTAGATTTTAAGAAATCCATAGCTACCTTTTTTTCAAGTTCATTACCTGACTTGATTTTTTTGATACTATCTCTAATTTCTTGCTCTATCTCTTTATAGGCAGCAATAATTTTATCATTTTTGGTTAACTTTTTATTTAAAACCTTATCTCCAGCCGGTGCATTTTCTTCACCTGGGATTTCTAATTCAATCTCATTTAAACCCTCAGACTTAGCTATTTTTTGAATTTGTCTATCTAGATCATAAACTTTATCACTAAACATTTCCCCAGCATCAGAATGTTTTTTTATTAAGGCATCTCTTTGTTTAATTAAAGCCGCCATATCTTCAGCTTTATCTTCATCTAATGGTCTACCAATATCATCTACTCCTCTAGCTGCATCATTAACCCTTTCTACATGACCTTGAATATATCTTAAGTCGGAATTTTGATCTAATCCAATTTCAGTACCTAATGTGTAGATATCAGAAGCCGTCTCTACAACTTTATCAAATACTACCTTTGCATCACCCTGATCCTTAAGAGCAATTTTTTCTAGTTTAAATAAAATATCATGTAATTTAGCTAATTCAACAATTTTATCTTGTTCCTTAGCACTAGGCACACCATCAGTAAATTCACCTCTTAAAATGTCTTTAAATAAAGTTTGAGCACCAGGGCATATATCAAAATGGTTAGTTTGATATCCATATACATTTAATTCTCCCATTCCCTCTCTAAATGCATCTTCGTTAACTACTCTGATTCTCCAGTTTTGTAAACTAAAATTATCCATGATATTATATTTGCTATAAATATTTAATCTTGTATAATTCCTAATATTTGTTCAATTCTATCATCAGTACTACCCTTTAATATATGCACATTATCGCATCTATGACCAAATTTATTTAATGTTTTAACAATAGCATTATCAATATTATCTCTATATTCTAAATCAGTTTCTCTAACACCATTATCTTCCATAATAGTACCTTCGGGAGAAATATAAAATATATAATCATACTCACCTACAAATAAACAAGCATAATCTTCAAAATATTCTTTATCTTTAAAATCAATTGATTTAGCTAAATTAGTAAAAGCAATAACATCTATAATTGTTCTATCAGTTATAATATTTTCTTTCATTAATTCAGCAACACGTTCTGCTAAAAATACAGTTTGACCCTTTAATGTAGAATCAGTATT